CCAAGAAGCGTGCTATCGCACAGCAGCAGATTGAGCAGCGTAAGGAAGAAAACAAGCGTTGTACTGAGAATAAGAAGCAGCCGCTTCAGTCTCAGGTAGGTAAGAAAGATTTGATTAATCTTGCCTATGACGCGTCTGACGAGCTTATGGATTTTCTCGGTCAGATGTGGTTTTTCTTCCGTGATATTATGGAGGAATTTAAGTTTCCTTCAATTCCTTGGGAGATTATTTTCTCCTGGAGGACGTTTGTTGAGGAGAATTTGCCTCGAATTGTTGACTCAGAGATTCTGAAAGGAATCAATGTTATTCTGAGTTTGTTTGTGGCCATTGGCTGGTTTCAGCGCATTGAACTCTCATTTATGGGAGTTTGTGTGTTTAAAACGCAGCCGTTGCACCGTACGGTTACCTTGGCTGAGGTTGTCAAGGAATTGTGGAATCTTAGTAAGAAGATTTGCGAGCGTTTTGCTCGTTTTGTTGAGAGCGGTGATGTCTCAGTTTTCTGGGACGACGTTCCGAAGAACGCCTTTGAGGATATGTATACTCGGCTTGTTTCGGAGTGGCCATTGATTGAAGTTGGTCGTCACGGTAGCCTTGATTTTGCTTCGTTTGATCGAGAGCTAGACAACAACATTAATCATTGTCTAACTGAGATGAAGACTTGCAAAGATGGTGAGCGTGCGTATTATAGCTCCCGTCTTTTGCAGCTTCGTAAGATTGCAGTTGGACGTTGTAAGCAGAAGAAGGGTACTCTTCGTGAGGCCCCTTTTTGTGTTTTGTTTACTGGTGATTCAAGTGTTGGAAAAACTTGTATTGCGAGTGGCGTTGGTCGTTATCTCGCTGGAGTTGGTGGTTATGATAACCATCCTGATAATTGCTATTCGATGAATGAGCAAGACAAGTTTATGTCAGGTATTGCCACGCATCATACGGTTATTCGTATTGATGATATTGCCCAGGTTAGGTCTGAGAAGGCCACTGAGTGTCCAATCGAAAAGATTATTTTGTTGAATAACAATCAGCCCATGCCAGCTACTGTAGCTGAGGCTGAGAAGAAGGGTCAGATTATGCTTGATCCTCGTGTTGTTACGGCAACAACTAATGTTGAAGATTTGGATGCTTCATTGTGGGTTAATGCGCCGGAGGCAATTCTCCGACGCTTTAATGTTCACATCGAGCAAATCGTTCGTCCCGAGTACCGGGAGGATGATTCTGCACGTTTGGATTCACGCAAAATTCGTGAGTTTGGGAGTGAAATGTTCCCAGATTACGGTCTTTATCGTGTCTACAAGTGGGTCCCCGAGGAGAAGGGTGGCTCCACTAAGATGGATAAGAGAGTTAAGCAGTCCTTTGTGAAGAAGTATTTCTTTGCCGAGGATAAGTGGCTTAGCATTAAGGAGTTGCTTGAATTCTTGCGTGTTGAAGCGTTAGATCATTTTGAAGGCCAGAGAGCCTTTGTTAGTGGACAGCGCGCGAATGATGAATTCGCTATTTGTTCCACTTGCCAGATGCCTGAGCAGTTCTGTTCTTGTGATTCTTTGGATTCACAGGCAGGATTGCCTGGTGTGGCAGAGGTCCGTGATTGGTACCTCGCGCTCGAGGAGAGCGTTTGTAGCCGCATTGATGTGTGGCTGCGTGATTTTTTCATGAGTCAATCAGGATTGGTGCTTGTTGGTTTTAGTTATCGAGCATCGATTATTGAGCTGATGAAGAAGCATGTTGTGCAACTGTTGACAGTGTTTGTAATGGCAATTGTTAATGAGTTGCATGGCGCACGTTATGGAGCGTGCACCATGGTTGCTGCATTGTGTGTTTATTGTGGCTTTGTGTATTGGAAAGTCATGCAGATGCGCAGCGAGATGATTGTACGTTGGACGACATGTCCGCGTCCATCTGTGTGGTTTGGAGAATTGTCTTGGGAAACCAAGAAGAAGATTCTTTTTGCCTTTGGTGGATTGTGGCTTTGGCGCATTTTGCGTTCCGCGGCGTCCCTTTATTTCTCCACTTTGTGTGTTAATCAGAGTGGAGAGGATGATGGGACCAACCATGGTTTCGTACGCAATGAGGCTTCGTATCAGAAGGATCAGACCCCGTTTTGGGGTGATGTTGGCCGTTTGTTTCGCGAGGGCCGTAATAAGTATGACCTTACGCGTGGTGAAGCCGCTGTTACCACTTCTGCTGATCGCATTGTTGATGTTATTAAGAAGCGTCAATGTGTGATCGAGAAGTCGGATGGCGAGTTTTGCAACATTGTGCCGCTTGAGAGCAATGTGTGGGTTATGCCCACGCATGTTGTGCCCTCAAAGCCAGTGAAAGCAATTGTACGTCGTCCTGCAGGAAATTACGCCAACATTATGTTGGATCCTGCGTCGACTGTTAAGGTTAGTGGAGATTTGAGTCTCCTTTACTTACCGGAGTTGGGAGATCAGAAGGATCTCACCGGTTTCTTGCCTTTGGATGAAGTTGAGAATGACAAGAATGTAGAATGCAAGATGGTGTATCATGATGGAAGCAATGTGAAGGTGAGCGAGACTTTTCTCGCAACTTATGGACGTGTTATTACGACTAAGGGTGGATGGTTCAAGGGATTGAACTATTCATTTCCTGTTAACACTTTCAATGGGTTGTGCATGGGCACGCTCATTGGTCTCGGTAAGAGACAGCACATTGTTGGCTTTCATTTGGCGGGCAGAGCCCGCCGTGGAGGTGCTGGTATTCTAACGGCTGGTGCGTATACATCCGCCAAGAAGAAGTTGATGGCCAGGCCCTCTATTTTGCTTTCTCATTCTTCAACACCCTTTGATACTAAGATTCAGGATGTTGATGTGGGGCCTTTGCAGGCCCCGAATGAGAAGTGTGTGACCCGTAAGCTTGGTCTTGACAGTAAGATCAAGATTATTGGGGCGCACAACCAGCCTTCGTCAACACCCAAGAGTAAGGTTGTCACTTCGCTTATTTCAGGCGCGGTGACAAAGATTATGGGTATTGAGAAGATTCATGACAAGCCACAAGGCATGTCAGAGGTTCGCCATAAAGAGGTGGATATTGCTGGTAAGGTTGATACTGTTTATGAGATCAATCAGCAGCGATTGGACAAGGCGTATGTCGATTATTCGACGTCCGTGCTGTCCGG